GCCTTTCAATTTCTGACAAAGCGTCTTGCCGATTCATATTGGCAAGCGAGTTCATCATCGGCGCGAGCTTGAACGTCTCAGCATAATTGTCGTAATCTTTACCCATGCCGGCGGCAACGAACCGCGATCTCGGTATCGGCGACTTCGGCATCATGCCAACGCTCATCAAGGCGACTTGGTTGTTAACGTCATCGCGCAATACTTCTCTTGCTTCTGCTCGACGGCGCTCCTGCTCGCGCTCTATCTCGCGAATCTGCGCCTCGGTTTCCGACATTAACCGGCCGCGGTCGTCCTGATTTAGATCGTCAATAAATGAGAAGCCAGACTTTCCCGGCTCCGCCTTGAGGGCGGCCTCAATCCTGCTTGGGTTGGAGCGCATCGCAGCCAGAGACGCATCAAGCGCAAGATCACTCTTTGCCGCCGCCCATGCCTTGTCGCGCTTATCCGCAGGAAGCCTGGCAAACTGAAGGCCGAGATCGCTCTTGACTGAATCGTAATCGCTAGGCTTGGATGAGACAATTAAGCGCCCGGCTTCAAACGCGGATTCTGCCTTATTAACGTCTCGCGTTACCTTGGCATTAGCCTCCCAGCGCATTGAGCCATCTTGTACGTTTAGGCCGAATGAATTGGCCTGCTCTTGTAGCCAAGCGCGCGCACGGTCTGATCGTGCTCCACTAACCTCTTCTCCGGCTATTTCTTGGTAAGCATTCAAAGCGCGGGCGGTATACCCGTCAAGATCATCCGGCTTTGTCAGCGCCTCTTCTTCAAGTTGGCGCGATTTATCAAGCCATCGCGACTTGATGCGGATCGCTCGAGCGGAGGCATCGATTGCGGCCTCGTCTTCCTTAACTTTTTCCGCTTCTATGACTCGCCTTTCCATCGTCTGCGCCACGCCAATTGCGCCTCGAGCAACGGCCTCTGCTGTCTGCACTGCTTGAGCTCCGACAGCAGCAAGCCCCCTTGCGCTCGGGGTCGCAATTCGAGGAACAACTTGCTGCCTGTAAAACTCAAGCTTTGCCATACATCACCCGTACCTTGGGCCGCTTGGCGTCATCGGCGTATATCGCTTAGTCATGGCTGTTGGGCCGCTTGTTTTTGGCGCCATCCCTCGAGAGGCTCTTGGCCCGGGCAGCGGGCCTCCAGCGCCAGCATACGCGGCGCCAGCCTGAAGTATTGCCTGAGCCCAAGACGGACGAGAAGCGCGCGTGATACGGGCCTCTGTCAATAAGCCTTGCGCCTGCGTCTCGCCCTGGTAAGAAAGATTTAATGCATCAAGCTCTGCGGCGGTAGCCGCTTGCTTGTACACATCGCCGAATGTAACGGATTCCGTTAAGCCAGCCTGCGCCCCTGCCGCGCGCAGTTCACCGAACTGGCGGCGGGTCTCCCTGCTGAGAGCCTCCGACTCAAGCCCTGCCTGCTGCCGAGCAACGCCAGCCTCAACCTCAAGCGCGCGAGCCTGCGCCGCGCCGACAGCGCGCTGCTGGCCGGTCGCCATGAGTGACGATCCGGCGGCCGCAGTACCCGCTATGATTGACCAAGTTACTGGATCGGCCATTATCTAATCCTCGCGTACATATCCATATCAGCTCCGCGCTGAAATGATCGCATTAAACCTTCGTGTTCAAACCCTAACATTCTCGCCCATCGATGGCCCGGTATAAAGTCGGGATAGACATATGCCTCAACCCGCTTAATTCCACAGCCATCCAAAAATTCCTTAACCGCCCGGTGAACCTGCCTCATGCACTTTCCGGCATCGCGCGACAGCAGCGCCCAGGCCGATCCGCGCCCCTCCCATAAGCTCACAACCCCGGCGCACATGACGACCTTTCCGCAATGCCTGACCGTGTAGCAAGGGCCGGCATCCACCAGCTCCTGTCCATAGCCCGGGCGACCAACAAACTCGCCCAAAAACTCCTGCGCCGGCTGCAACCTTAGCTCTTCAAGATCGGCCGGCTTGAACTGCTCAACCGTGACCATGCCTAGCCCGCCGTCTCAAGTTCTGGATAGAGCGCAATCACGGTCATTGGCAGTGGCTGGCTCGATACCACCCAAATCCTGCCGTCCGTCTCATAGCCGCTTGGGAACGGTATTACATCGGTATCACCCGTCAGCAGCGGCGGCACCTCGTTCATAAAATCCGTTTGCGTGCGGTAGATAATGTTGTCCAAATTGGTTGCGCTAGGCCCGATCTTGCCGCCAAGGCTGGCATAGAGCCTCAAAGCGAGCTTGTGAATTCGCTTTACCTTGGCCTGTGCCGTGCCTATAGAGGCTCCAGCCTCAATCCTTTGGGTTACCAAGGTGGAAGTGTATGGGAAGCCTATAACGGCTCTGGAAGCCTGGAACGGCAAGGTTACGGCGCCGTCCGTGACCGTGAGGCCAGTGACTTCTTGTCCATCGACCAAGCCAACCACAGTCTCGCCCTCAAGATGGTACAAGCCGCGCAGGGTCGATGAGGTCATGCGCCAAGTATTGAATGGCAAGTCATCATCTGGAAACGCCGCAATAATCGTTGTTCTGACAATCTCTTGATCGACCACGGTTGTAATTCTGGCCCGCGCCGTACGCCACAGTTCAGCCGCCGCGTCGTAATATCGATAGACGATTTCGCGATTGACATCAGTCGGCAGGAATACCGGGTCATTGATGACGATTAAGAAATTGTCTTCTGTCTCAATAAACTCGTCGGCCTCGCTTGCCATTTCAAGCGACGAGGTCACCGTCATTTCGACGTTGGTTGATCCGACGGTCTCATAACCATCGGCAAGGAACAAATCTGCGGCGACAGTAGGGTTAAACTCAAGCGATGCGTCAAGGTAGATGGCGCCCTGGACATCGTCGCCCTCTTCAATCGACTGGGCTACATACTCGATGAAACGCTGTGTTTTATTAACGTCCACGCCGTCAATGACAAGCTGATCCGAGCCCTCGGTCAGCAACACGCCGCCAGCTTCGAGCGCGAGTTCGTAAGGAATGTCGCCCTCTATAGTGCGCGAGACCACCAGCCAAATATCGTCCACATCACCATCGGGGCCGGGAATGATCTGCACAGCCTCGACCTTGGCATCGGTGCCGCCAATCGGGTGCTGATGCCAGCCGTAAATATTCTGCTCCCTATCGTAGGTAAGCCCGATTAGTCTCCCGTCACCAAGCACGCACCAAATGATGTCATCCGGCTCTTTTTGATACTCCATGTCAACAATCCCGGAGCGCGTGATCTCCGGGTAAAGGACGTTCATATCTCGCGGCACCCAAGCGTCAGCCTGAATGTCAAACCGCAGCTCCATGATTCGGCGTCCGCCGACGCGGGCGAATAGGATCGCATCTTCGACCAATGCCGGCTCGAGCTCCATCGAACCCTCGGCAGACTGCAGGTCAAACTTGACGTTTTCGGGGCCGAGCGGAGCGGTCGTGACGTTCTCGCGGATTGCAATCTCAGCGCCGGCCGTGCCGACGATGAGCGCGTTGCCTGGTCGCATCCAGCGCACCTTATCCACGTTACCGACCGCTAGCGTTAGGTTCAGCGCATTGTCGGCGAGAATCTCGCCCATCGTGTCCGGCGCGTGCGAGCCGTAGTCTCCGGCAACCGACGCATAGACGTTCTGACCGCCGCCCCACCAGAGGCGGTCTCGCCAGAATGCCGTTTTGTACGGCCATGTTCCGCCCATGCCCTCGCCCCACGCGCCGAGCCGATACGAGCATGACGCACTAGACAAAAGTTCTGACGGCGCAGTGCCCGGGCCAATGACGTCTGCGGTTACTTGGTTGGTCGATGTCACCGCGGTAATCTTGAGCACAACGTACCCAGGATGCAGGAACTCCCAAAGAACACCCGCGTTTCCGTCATAGTCCGACCCCTCTTCATGGATCGGGCGTATCGCGCCAGTTGTAGCCGAATTCAGTGCAGAGTAATACTTGCCGCTCGACTTGCGAACATTGCCGGCGGTGATCGTTTTCGCGGTTTCCCATTGTGTCGTTGTGATATTGATCGGCTGCAGCCGGATCAGCATTCCGGCAGAGTCGTTATCGAATAACGCCGCGCCAGAAGTTACAGTGACAGAGCCTGTGGTGCCAGAAAGCGTGAAGCTTACTTTAGCGTCCGGCTCGCGCTGGAACGGGCCATCGTTCGGAGCGTAGGCGGCGAACGCCCAGTTCGTATTGCCAGACCGAGTCAACGTGCGCGGCTGGTAGCCCTCGCAACCAATGTAGAGGATGTCCCCCGACTGGGAGATCGATAGCGCAGAGGTTCCCTCCGGCGTGAACAAGTCCTCTTCAGAATATGGCGAGGTAATTGTATAAACGCGCGCCGCGTCACCGTTTCCGCCATACGCGGTATAGCTTGTTGTATCAACAACGCCACCGTCGATGTCATAAAGCTCAAAGGTCTTTGCCGCAACATTGACGTTGGTAACCTTGACGTATCGGCCGTTAACCTGAGTCATGCCAACTACGCCAGTGATATACATCCAATCGCCGTTTGACGGGTCAGCGCCGACATAGGTCAGCACGCCGGGACTGGCGTTTGTGATGTTTGAGATGTCGATAGGGTCTTCAAGCACTACGCCGCGATCCGTATAGAAGCGGCAATACAAGTCGCCAAATTCGATGACGTATGCCTGATCGAAAGCGAATTCAAATTTCTGCAGCCATACACGCTTGTCTGGATAGCGGGCCTGCAGAACGTATTTTGTTCCAGGGCATCGCTTGGCCGGGCCTTGCGCGGTCGGGATAAACCGACGCATTCGGAACGCGCTAGATGCGTACTTCTCAAAATCGGTGCGACCGCTCATCAGCGAGCCAACTTCGCCACCGTTAAAGTTTACGACGGCAGGATTTGCGTTTGGCATTTAGAGCCTCACAGCGACCCAGGTCGTATCGGCAATGCTCTCCGGTGGGTTTTCAATGGCGTTGGCTCTAATGGCGTCCATTAAGGCCATGCGATAGTCTCGGAGCGCGGCATTTTTTTTGGCATCCGACTGTGTCAGCGCCTCGCAAACATTGTACGCAAGGAGAGACGCAAAAGCCTCATCGAACGACGGGTCAAATAGCGCAGGACTCTGAATGCGCGCAAGGTATCGCAAATTGAGCGCGCCAGAGCTACGAGTCAGAATCTTGCCGCCTTCAAGGACGTACTCTTGCCCGCCGCTACTAATCAGGTCAGACAGGTCAGGCGCCGGGTAGTAAGCGTTGATCTGCAGAATACGCAGGCAATCGGACGGAACGGTGTACTGAAAACTGTAATCAAATACCGGAGTTGCAACGTCAGCCGCAAGGGATGCCCGCTTAACGCAAAAACGCCAGTTATAGGTTCGCTGCAACTTGTCTCGCAGCATCCCATAAACGGCGTTAACTTCTCGGGCTTGCTTTGTGTTATCCGAGAGAGCAGTAATCCTCAAGTCACCAATCTTGGTGAGCGCGAGGTTAGCAATGGCGACGTCACTAGCAGCCACGGGCGTCTCCCGCAGCTATTAAGCCGGCGGCCAAGTGTCCTGAAGTATGGCTTCCTTGATCGTGTCAAGGGCAAGCAAAACCTCCATTTTGCTCATGCCAATTAGGTCAACACGAACTTCAACGTCGGTCGTTGCCGTGGACGCTGCGCCCTCGGTTACGTTCCGCACGCCCTGCTCGCCGCGGTCAATTCCGTAAAAACGATCTGCCATGTTCTTCTCCGTAGAGAAGGGAGCGGGTCGATTGCTCGACCCGCCCCCTTGTTGCTTACGCCGTGTATCGGCCGATGAGCTTCACGGTGCCAGTGGCGTCAGCCGCGCCCGTAAGGGTCATGGTGACGTCATAGAACACTGACGGATCGCTCGTGAGGCCGAGGGCGTCCCACAGCTCCTTGCCAGAGTTAGCGATGGTAAACACCGCTGCCTCGTGCAGGACGTCCGTGCCGTTGATGGCGCCTGCGTTGAGCGACACTGCCGACGCGAAGAAATCGGCATCCACTACCGCGCCGCCATCTTTTGCGGTGCGATAGAGGCCGATATCGGTGGCTGTCGTAGTGCCGATGTCCGGTGCGTAGATGCGGAGGTCAGTGACCACCGCATTCGACGGCACACGGAACATCCGGTAGGTCGACGCAACCGAATCGGCGTTGACGATCTCAACCGTTGAGACCTTGACGCGCTCGAACCCGCCATCAACACGGGGGTTGTTAAGAACCGCCGGGACGGCATCCGCGTTGGTTACCAGGGAGGACTTTCTTGCTTCAACTGCCATGACTATTTACTCCCTTATTCCGCGCACAGGATGTCAACGACCTTCTTCTCTTCCGTGCGGGTCGCGCCGAAAGTGCCCATCAGGTAAACCTGGAAGGGCTGCGAAGAGAGATCACGACGCTGCGTGACGTTGGACATGATGTCGTTCCACATTCCGAGGTGAACGCCGGACGGCACCCACACCGGACAACGACGATGGTTCGAGCTGGTCGGCAGGCGCTCCGTATGGATAAAGTTGATCCCAAGGAAGCGGGTCACCTTGCCATCCTGAAGCACCGGCATACCGGGGCTGAAGTCCTCGCTGGTCACCTGAATCTGACCGAGGAGGTCATCGTGCTGCTCGGCAGAGATGGCGCAGTACACCGGCTCCGCGTCGAGATCGACTTCGTTCTCCATCAGGATTCGGCGAGCTTCACGCAGCTTGTCAACCGTGAGGCCCACGTTGCCCGAGGCAGCGTAGTTCACAGCAACCTGCTGGTTAGAGGTGTCGAAGCTGGTGCTAGTGCCGCCGGCCTCGCCCGTCTTGTTTGTGCCGAAGATGCCGCTGATGATCACATCGTCGATAGCGCGGCCCATCGCGTAGAGGCCGTTCTGCGAGTAGGCAGACTGCGGGTCAGCGAGGAGACGGAGCTTGTCGAAGTTGTCGATCAGGTCGGCCCAATCGTAGTCTTCCGGGAACACCCAACGACGGTTGTTCGGCGTATTAACCGGAACAATCGGTGTGTAGCGGGTCGAAACCGCACGGGCCGAGGTGGCGCCGTACTGCGTAACGACTTCAGACTGCTTGCCTTTGTACGAACCAGTCTGCACCGCTTGGCGCAGCTTGGAGCCCTTCTGCTGCAGAAGCAGCGAGATGTTCGTGCCGTATTGGACGGCATAAACGCTTGCAATATTATCGGCCATGATAGCCCTCCAAAAACAAAGTTAAATACTGTTCTCGGATGGCTTGTCCGTTGCCGGGGCCAGAATCCTTGCGGGACACGCTCCCGCCGAGCGACCGTCTTTCCGGCTGTCAGCGGGGTCTCGCGACTTGCCCGGTCTTCAGGAAAAGAGCCGGGAGGAAACCCTCCCGGCAACCCAATCACATGAAGAAACACTCAAAGCAGATGGTACTGGTACTTCGTAACTGTTGCAACTATTCCTCAAATGAATCTGGGTTAGCCATCCGGTTTAGTCTCATCATCTCCTCGATGGCCCCTTGGCGCACTCGCTCGTCTGGGTTCATGTAGCGAGACATGAACTCCTGATCCGAGAACATGCCCGCGATCTTGTTTTTGGCTTGCTGCGGGCTCATCGCCCCAGCGGCTGGCGTATCGCTTGCAATGAAGTCTGACTCAGCGAACTGAGAACCGATTGCGTGAAATAGCTTCATCAGCTTCCCGGTGCCCATCGCGCGCTCCATCGCGTCGAAAGTGGCCTCATCGATACCGGCCTCCTTGCTAAACTTGAGCACCGCGCGCTTGGCGAGCTCCTCATTCTGAGCAGCCGCCGAGCCCCACTCGCGCTGCAGTTCCTTGTACTCGACCTCAGATTTTGCGCTAAACCCCTCCTGCTCCATCTCAATACGCTGGGCAGATGCCTTATTCCACCACTCCGCGAGCCCTTTTGCCTGCTTATTGGTCAAGCCTAGCTCATGCAACACCGGAGCAGCCGCCTGAGCGAATGAGCCGTCGTCCCCCTCCGGCACTGGCAGCTCGTACTTGTCTGGGCTCTCAGGGCGTCCTAGGCGGTTATAGACCGCGCTCCAACCGTCCGCGTCGTCATCAGACTTGGGGGCGAGAATCGTGCGCCCGGCCTTGTCGGCACCGAATACCTTTTCGAGATTCTGGTAGGACAGCAAAGCGTCAGCCGGGCCTTTCCACCCCTTTGCCTTGACCAAATCGCCGAGCTGGCCGGCCGTATTCGGATCGAGCCCTTCCGGCGCGTACCATGCAGGAGCCGCTGCCTGGGCAGTCGGGTTGCCTGCTTGTGCAGACCCTTGATCGTCACTCATCTCTGAAGTCCTCTTGTAGATTAGTCAAGGTCTTCTCGTCTAAGTGCAGCGCCTCGACAATCATCTGCACCGTCTCCTGTCGGCCGACCATGCGGCCGATCTGGAACAAATCACCCTGAGCGCCAGGCGCCGCTGGCGGTTTCCCAAACTTGGCAAAACGCTTGAGGTGGGCAAGAACCGCCCTGCCATCCTCGGATAGCTCATTGCTCTTTTGGTCTAAAAATATCCGCTTATAGGATCGGGTTCTGTGCAGAACCTGCTTGATCCTTGCCATCATCATTAAATTTGCATTCATGCGATCTTCTCATTGTTGGGCATAACCCAGGGATGCCACTCCTTGTGATGCTCCCCGCCGCAGCGCACTACCCCGCCAAGAAGGCCATGCACGGATTCATGCGAGCACCCGTACCCTTTGCCATTCCACGGGCAGCACCATACACACGAACGGCACAGCTCAGGCGCTTGCCATTTTGTGTCGGTCATTTGTATAGCTGGCGTAAATTATGGGCGACAACAAAGGAATAGAGGCCAATCATCGACAGATACAGCCAAATCGGAATAACATCTATCACGGTGTAAAACATCAAGATAATAGCCGTTTTCATTACAGCAAGCCCGTTAATTGTGCCGAGCTTTGAAAATAGCCAGCGCATAACCGGGTTCAGCTCTTCCCCGCCGCCATCCAAAATCTTGATAGTTGTGGCCGCGTCTGCAAACTGCAGCGCAACAAATATCGCAAAAAGGATTTCGTTTAACGATTCCGTAGCCATGTCAGATACTCCGCGCCTTCTTCTGGCTGCCACCAGACCTTGATAAGGTCGGGGTGCTCGTTTGGCAATTCAGGATTGATGGTTGTCAATACGCACGGGGATAGCGAGTTATCGCGAAACCCGCGCTCTTTCGCGAATCGGTCAAACACTTTGTAGCTCGCGCACTTCATAGCATGCATCGTGATGCCAGAGATCGGGTCTTTCAGTACGCTGTAGGCCGACTCATGTTTATGGCCTGCAACGTAGATGTGATCTCGGGTGCCGAGCATTGCCGCCTTCATTGGGCCGTGAGCCGGATTCCAGATCGACGATCCGCTGTGATCGTGGCGCGCGTTGACACGCACCTCTGCGCCATTCGGAAACTTCAGCGCGATGCGGGCCTCGCTGGATTTGTACATAGAGCTTTGCTGTTTTGCGATCCATTTAAGCGGGTCTCCAGCCCCAGACCAGGCGTCATGATTGCCGGCCAGCATATAGAGCCATCGGCACCGATTTACAAACCACTCGGCAAGGCGCCACGCCTGAGATGCGGATGTTGCCTGCTCGCTGTATAACCGAGCCAAGCGCCCAACCCAGTTGTTTGTGGTGTCCCCTACGTTACAGGCGAAAAGCCCTTCGACTGTGCGGCAGAGCTCGGTGTGGCGCTCGAGCGCCTCAATGTCCGTGCCGTCATCGTCAACGTGCGGGTCGCCAAAATGCAGCAACCCAATTGGGCCGGGAATCTTGATGCGGATAGGGATAAGTTTGCTGGCCTCCTC